ATGTCAGTCGAGTCGTTCGAAGCCGATCTCGCGACCATCAAGGCGCACGTCGCCGAGCTGCGTCTGTGCGCGACCGACCAAACTTGGCCTGAGATCGACGAGGTCACGTCGCCCGCACTTGATGAGCGCGCTCGCGAGCGTCTCGCCTCTTACGAGACGTACCGAAACGATGCGCTTCGCTCGCTCCCTGGGGGCGCGTGGAAATCGCTTGAGGAAGCGGCCTCCTGGTTCCGCGGCGAGCGCGAAAAGCGGGGGTGGTCTCGTGAGGACGTATCCGGCCGTTGGGCTGAGGTAGTCTGGAAGAGCAAGCACCCGGACAGCAGCAGCGTCAGGCCTACCGTAAAGCGAGTGGCCAGCTTCGAAGAAGGCGGATGCACGATAGAGCCGCACTGGCTGCGCTGGATGCCGCTGGTCTTCATGTACCATGACCACCGGGGCGAGGACCGCCACCTCTGGGAGCTCGAGAACATCCCGCTTCATCGCGAGTGGGACGAAATACTAGCGGCCGCGGAAGAGGCTCGTCGTCGGCCGTGGCTCGCAGATCACGAAGTAGGCTTGATCAGCCAAATACGAGGCATGACTGACAACCAGCTCATCATACTGCTTGAGCTGGCGAGAGCGCCTCACGTCCTGCAGCCCATCGCAGACATGCTACAGGAGCGGTTCGGCGATGCGTCTGATAGCCGGTCAGCCGATTAGGATCTCGGCCCAGGCCTCGAGCACGCGGCGACGACCGTCGAGCTGATCGTCTCGGTTGTAGGCGCGCTCGACCTTCGCCGTCGTACCGTCCTCCCGTTTGAGGACGTGGCCGAGGGCGCTGTCGATCACGAAGCGGTCGCCCGGCTGGCGCTTGTTCATGATCGTCGAGAAGGTCGCGCGCCAGCCGTGCGGGACATGACGCCGCGCAAAGCCGGCGCGATCATAGAGCGCGCCGATCGCGCCCTCGCCGATCGGTGCCGCGCCGCCTCGGCCGGGGAAGATCAGCTCGCCGGCGTCGCGATCCGCATCGGCACAATGCATATCTGCATCGCCAAAATGCATATTCGCAACGTGCAGCGCGCGCGCTGCGCGCAGGACCTCCACCGCGGCCGGCGCCAGCGGCACCAGGTGATCGTTGGCCGCGTCAAGCTTCTTCGCCGCTGCCAGCTTCATCCGCGCTGCCGGCACGCGCCACAATGGCTCGGCACCGTCCAGGTCCTCGATCTCCGACCAGCGCGCGCCCCGCACCACCGCCAGGCGCACCGCGGTGAGCGCAAGGAAGCGCGAGGCGAGTTTCACCGCGGCGCCGGCGTCGACCAGCTCGGCCGCGGCGAGCAGCTCACGCGCGTCGGCGATCGTCGTCAGCGCCGGCTGGCGCCGCGGCGACGGCGCCGGCGCGAGTGCGCGGCCGACGACGGCCGCCGGGTCGGTCGAGCACCAGCCCTCGCTGATCGCAAGCGCGAACACGTCGGAGATCCGCTGACGCACGCGCTGCGCGGTGACGATCGCTCCGCGGCGCTCGATCGAGCGTACGATCCGCAGCACCGCGGGGGAGTCAATCGCGTCCAGCTCGATCGGGCCGAGCTGGGGGAACACGTCGGCCTCAAGGCTGGCGAGCACGTCGCCGGCGTGGACCGGCGTCCAGCCGGCGAGCTGCTGCGCGTGCCATGCGCGGGCCGCGCGCTCGAAGGTCATCGCCGCCGCAATCGTGCGCGGATCCACGCCGCGGCCGAGCTGCTCGCGCGCGGCCTCGGCGCGCGCTCGAGCGGCGTCGAGCGAGACCTCGGGCCACTGGCCGATCGTCAGAAGCTGCTCGTGGCCGGCGAAGGGGAAGCGCCAGCGAAATGACTTGCGGCCGGTCGGCGCCACGAACAGGTGCAGGCCGCGCTCGTCGGCAATCTTATAGGCAGACGCGCGAGCGCGCGCAGCCTTCACGGCAGCGTTGCTGAGCATAATAGACCTCGATTTGGATCAAATTTCGATTGCTCGGCCGCCAGCAGCGGCCACACCCGCGCGAGCGAGTAAGGGGATAAAGATGAGCACGTTCGTCGCGGGAGTGCAGTACGACGACTTCAAGGGGAGCGTTGCTGCCGACGAAGCGGACAACAACGACCTCTTGGACTATCTCAGGCAGTTGGGGCTTGCTCGCGAAGGAGAGCGGCTCGCAGGCATCCGCATCTCCTCAAGCTCGATCTGGCCTGAAGACGTAGAGGACGTCGCTATGGTCGGGTACTTCTACGAGGCGTCGCGCTTCGAAGAGCGACCGCTTCAGGTTAGAGCAGCCGAATGCAGGATTTCGCCGTCAAAGTTGCTTTCGTTCTACAAGCGCTTTGACTTGGTAATGGTGCGCCGCGACATGGATCTCGCAGGCACAAAGGTGCTCGGACCCGCTTATTGACGGCGACCTAGCCGGCTTATTGGGTCGACCGCGCGGAGAAGCCTCCGCCGCGACGCGGCCGGCTGAGGAACTCAGCGGGAGCGCGAGCGCTCTCGGTAGATGCACGCTGATTCCGACTATCTTCGCAAGCAAGCAATCCGTTGCCGGCGGTTGGCCGGCGAGATCGGCGCTGCCGACGTCCAGAAGACGCTGGAGGCTATGGCGACGGAATATGAGGCTCGAGCAGCTTTCCTTGAGGCCGCTCAGCTAACCGCCGAGCGATTTGAGGACGACGATCCGGCATCCGCTTGATTGATAGCGGCGGAGGAAGCCTCCGCCGCGGTCAGTCTCATGGGCGTCGAAAGTCGCCCACTTGCAGACATCTGCTGGTCGCGCCAAACCAACCTATGACTCTGAACCGGCGATTGATCCCGACGCTTCTCGTGCTGACGCTGCTTCCATCTTGTGGGAAAGTTCCGCCCGTCCTGCCCTTCATAGCTGTGGGGATGTATAACGGAGAATGTGGCTATGACTGGAATGACGTTGCGTTTTCAATTAAAGAACCGGAGCGCCGCGAGCCCTGGAAAGGCTCAAAGGATGTGGCAGTGCTGATCCAATTTCCACCAGTCGACAGAGACTGCGTATTAAGAGCCTACAAGATTCTTGTTCATGACGGCTTTCGGCGCATTTACGTGACATCAACGAAGCGGCTTAATGCTGGTGCTTACTCAACGCCGCTGATGCCTTGAGGAGCTGACTGCCTGTTCCTGCCACAATCGGATTCGCGGCCGAGGAACCCTCCGCCGCAATCGCCATAGCAGCAGCGATCTAGGGCGAAGACAACCGCTCGTTGTAGCAGGCATCGCAGATGCCATCTTCGCCAGGCGGCTTTTCGGCGCACACGGCGCAAAGCCCCTCAGCGTTACGAAAGGCCGCGACAGCGCGATCCTGACGGCTCGTCGTCGTCAACGCTGACCAGATCCGGCGTAGCCAACTGGCGTCTCTGCCTGGGACAGCATCGATAATCTTGGAACGTCTCACGCAAACGCCTTCGTTATTCGCACCTCTGAACCGGTGGGAGCACGCTGGGTGTCCGTGACATTTTGTAAAAACGCGGCGGAGGACACCTCCGCCGCGGTGCGCGCGGGGATGGCGGTTTTCTGCGGGTGAGCGGGGTATTTGCCGGGGCTCGATACCCCGCCCGATACCCCGCGCTGATCAGCCGATGTTGCTGACGACCAGCTCTGTGACGCGCTTCGCCGTGCCCATCGCCTTGGTCGCGATCGACCAGGCAACATCGACGTCCACGGTGCGGAAGCGGCTGAATACCGCGCGCGAGCCTTCCGTCGCGTTAATCGACAGCACGAACTTGCCTCGGATCCCGGCGAGCTGATCGGCGAGCTGCTCGAAGTCGCCGCGCGCGAACACGTCGGCGCCGTAATCGTCCTCGCAGCCCCAGTAGGGTGGGTCGAGGTAGAAGAGCGTCTCGCCCGAGTCGTATCGCCGGATCAGGTCGGCATAGGGCAGCCGCTCGATCGTGACCGGCGCCAGGCGGGCGCCGAGCGCGCGGATCTCCGCGCGGAGCTTCCCATAGTTGAAGCGCGACGGCGTGTTCCGGTCGACGCCGAAGGTCCGGCCGGTGACCTTCCCGCCGAATGAGATGCGTTGGAGGTAGAGGAAACGCGCAGCGCGCTCGATGTCCGTCAGCGTGTCCGGGTCGACCAGGCGCTGCCGCTCGAACTCGTCGCGGCTGGTGAGCAGCAGCTCCAGCTCGTCGACCAGTGGCTCGAAGTGGCGGCGCACGACGCGGAAGAGGTTGGAGACGTCGCGCGAGATGTCGTTGATCACCTCGGCAGGGGCGGCGCGGCCGCGGCGCAGGAAGATCCCGCCCATGCCCACGAAGGGCTCGACATAGGTGCGATGCGGCGTGGCATCGATGATGGCGCACAGGCGCTTGGCCAGGTTGCGCTTGCCGCCCAGGTACGGCGCGATCGGCCGAACGGCGGTGGAGTTAGGCATAGGGGGCTTTCTCTACGGGAGGAAGCGCTCGGCTACGCGCGCGGGATCGCGCCGATCGGCGACGATCGACGGGCCTGCGCCAGGTCAGCGCAGGATCTCGGCAGCGGCCCTCGGCCGCGAATGTCTGGTGATGGTGCTGCGCGGCCAGCCGCCCGAACCGGGTGGTTAGCCGCGCAGCACTAGGGAACTACGCCCCGCGTATTTCCCCGAAGGGTCTTGTATTGGCGGGCCACCCGGCGAACCGGCGAAGCCCTAGTGACCGCGCGCGCGGGCCGATCCTCGCGGCTAAGCTCCGACCGGCGGAGCGACTATGGCAGCGCGACGATCAGCGAGGAAGCCCGATCGACGCCGGCTTGCGGCCAGCTGCTCTACGGCTTCTTGGATTCGGGGAGGTGGTGAGCGACATTGGGCGAAGGAGAAGCCGATGGCGCCAGTCGAGCCGACACGTGGCGCCGCGATGAGCAGAGAAGCGCAGATGACCCAGGCAGCAGCCAACGACGTGTACATGCCCTGCGTTGATGGCCCGCTTCGCGGCAACCTCGTTCTGGTGAGATCGAACGCCGTGGTCGTTGACCTCCATGTCGTTGACGACCAGGGCTGGTCGATCGGCAGGGCAGCGACCTCAGCGGCTGGCTTAAAAGCCGTTCGCTACTTCGTGTCACGGCGCGATGTGGGGAGACCGGTCCTCAAGACGGGTTGACCCTCTATCCGCGGAGCAGGTCGCCCACCATCATCGCGGCCAAGCCGCCCTGACGATCGCGGGCGACCTCGCTGATCAGAAGAAGCGAGCGCCGGTGACGCGGCCGAAGGGCGCGTAGCTCAGCTCGTTCCCATGCACGCCGTCGGTCGTGCCGTTGGCCGGCCAGACGATGGCGCTGGTATTGCCGTTGAAGACGCCGACGATGCGCTCGAAGTCGTGATAATAGTCGAAGAGCGCCGGCTGCGTTGCGGTCGCGCCCAGGGTGCGCTTGAACAGGTTCAGCTCGAGCCGCGTCGCCTCGTTCGCAGTCACCGCCTGGTTGGCCACCGTGGCGAAGCTGTCGGTGCTCGACGTCTTCGGGAACTCGGTGGTGGTGAAGCGCTTCTTGCCGGCCGGCACCATCGCGCACACGGCGCGCAAGTTGGCGATGATGGTTGCCGCGGTGTCCCCGTTCGAGATGTCACCGCCGCCGGCACCAATGTTGATATCGCTGAAATACTGCATCACGCGCTGGCGTCGCACGAAATTACCAGCTCGCAGCTGGGCGGAAAGGGTGTCGCCCTGAACCGAGAGCTGCATCATCGGCACGAGGTCGCCGTAGAAGCGCTCGAACGGGCCAAAGGCATTGCCGATCGTCAGCGTGTCGCCGAGGCCGCTCTCGTGGCTGTCACCGACCAGGAGCACGCTGCGATAGGTGGTGTCGTCGAGTACGGCCGGGAAGTAGCCGAGGCCGTTGAACGGCGTCGGCAGCGACTGACCCGGGGCGGTCGGGTTGGGCGGCGGCGCGCCGAACTGCATCGCGCAGCCGATCGACGGGCTCGGGTTGGGATGGCGCATCTGCGTCGACAGCGCGAGCGGGCCGTTGATCTCGGTCCACACGCGGAACGATGCGCCGCGCGGGATCTCGACCGGACCACAGTCGATCACGACGTCAGCGCCGGGCTCCGCGGCGCCGGCGAAGGGACCGTAGAGCGCGCCCGCGGCGCCGATCGGATATTCGATCCAGTTGTTGTAGCTCGCCGCCGCAGAAGCGTTGATCTCGTTGAAGTTGGTCGGGCTTAGGTACCAGTTGCTGTGCAGCACGCGCGGGCGCGAGATCGGCGCCGCCGCGCGATACGTCACATACGACAGCGCACGCGTGTTGCTGGCGCCCTGCCCGGTGCTGATGCGCGGCCCCAGGCCGACGACGGCACCGAGGCTGTTGGAAGGCTTCTGCGTCGTGGAACCCCCCAGCGACGCCGCGGGGATGAGCTTCGTGACGCCGTCGCGGATGATGCGGATGAGGTCGGCCATTGGTGTTTCCTTCTCGTGAGGAGGGCGGTGTCAGCGAGCTTGCGACAGCTCGGAGGCGGTGAGCGGCACGATGCCGGTCGGCCATGCGTCGATCAGGAGCCGGCGCTTCGCCTCGCAGCTCGAGACGTCGAGGCCGCGATCGCGGATCGCGCTCTCGGCGTCGGCCGAGCTGGCGCTACCGTCCGATTGGCGGGGGACCGGCGACAGGCTGCACGGCTGGAGCGCCTGCGCCGGCGGTCCCTTCACCCGCACCGGCAAGGGCGGCATCGAGCGCATCGATGGCGCGCACGCGGTCAGCGCCGAGGCACTGAGCCCGGCCAGCATCAGTCTGAGCATATTCCCTCACGGTGTCTTTCGAGTGGATGATCAGCGGCGCGCGCGCGGCGAGCCTGTCGGCGAAGGTCGACGTCGCGGCCGCCTCGCGCTGCGCGTTCGCCGCAACGAGCTCCGCGCGCTCGCGGCGCGCGCGCTCGGCCGCGGCGGTCGCCTGGCTACGCTCGAGCGCCAGGTCGTGGCGCGCGTCGGCGAGCTGAGCGCGAAGGATGACGGCGGCGATCGCCAGGCCTGCGATCGGCAGCAGCGGCCAGAAGCGGCGCAGCAGCGCCAGCACGGCGGTCGGGCTCACGCCTTCACCTCGCCGAAGGTGAGCTGCGTCAGCTCGGCGAAGTTGCTCACGTAGAGCGCCGCCTCGGCGGCGCGCCGGCGCACCAGGCCGCGGTTCTTCTTGCCCTTGACCAGGACGAAGAGCCCGAAGGCGCGCGCGGCCGCGTCGATCTCGCCGGCGCGATGGTAGCGCAGCACGCTCGAGCCGCGGAACGCCTTGATCCCGATGTTGTAGGCGAGCGCCACCATGGCGCCGAACTGCGCCGCGGTGACCGGCGCGCGGCCGATCGCCGCCATCACCGGCGCGGCGAAGTCGCGCGCGAGCAGCTGCTCGAACATCGCGTCGGCCTGCTCCCGGGTGATGCGGTCGCCCGACCTCACCTTCCGGCCGTCGGGATAGTAGGTCATCCCCCAGCCGATCGTCCATTTGCCGGCCGGGCAGAGGTAGGCGGTGAGCACGCAGCGCTCGAAGTGGTGGAGGAGAGCGGTCGCGACCGGGCCGACCTTCATCGCCGGCGCCGGCGCGCTGAGCAGGCCAAGCCGGTGCGCGGCCGCCGGCTGCGGCACGACGCGCGCGATCGCGACGGCGACGAACAGCGCCAGGCCGATCCACGCCTGCAGGTGCTCGGGAAAGAGCGCGCGGACCTCGGCCGGCATGCTGAGCCAGCCGGCCTGCAGCGTGGCGGGATCAATCGCGACCAGCGCGGCGGAGATCGCGGCGCCGATCGCGGCGATACGGACGGACCAGGCGTGCGCGGCGGCGCGCGCGCGCTCGAGGATGAGCGGCGACATGGGTGTTTCCCTTCGGTGGTGAGGTCAGGGCCGCTCGGAGGTCCGGCGGATGAGCAGGTCGAGCTTGGCGTTGATCGCCGCGAGGTCGGCTTTCATGTCGCTCTGCTCGACATCCCGCGTGTCGGCGCGCTGCTCGAGCTTCTCGATGCGCTGGCTGTTGCTCTCGACCCGGCCGAGGATCTTGCCTCCGCCGAGCAGGAGCCCGACGACCGTGATGATCAGGGCGATCGCGGGTACGAGATCCTTCCAGGAGGCGCGCGCGGGCGGCGCCACGACGACGGCCGTGGCGGAGGGGGTGTCGGTCATGAGGATCTCCGCGCGCGGTGGCGCTAGGGGGTTGGTGCGTCGCCCAGGAAGGCGGTCTCGACGTTGCGCCGGCAGTGACCGGGCTCCTCGCCGAGCAGGAGGAACAGGGTGTCGATCGCGGGCGCGAGGATCCGCGCCCACCAGACGCCGCGCAGCTCGCCGCGGCCGACGTAGCTGCTGATCGTCTCGTCGGCCGACGGGCAGGTACTGGTCAGGCCGAGGATGAAGACCGCGCCGACGATGAGGACCTGCGCGAGTTGGTCGATCGAGACGAGGACCTGGCGCGCTACCGCCGCGACGCGCGCGATCAGGCGGGCCACTGCAGCTCGGCCGCGGCGACGATCGCGCCGAAGGTTTCCGCCGCGGCGACCGAGGTCTTCGCGCCCATGCGCATCCCTTCGATCTCGGCACCGACCATCACCCAGGCGTCGGCCTGGCTGATCACCTCGGCGGCGAGATCCGCCAGCGTCATCGATCGTGCCGCGGCCTCGCGGGTGAGAAACGGAACCGCCACGCTGTTGTCGATCGACCAGGCGCGCGCCTCCGCCTCCTTGCGGGTGTAGGTGATCGCTTGGCCGGCGCCGGGCGTCAGGAAGCGCATGCGCAGCGCCTCGGCCGATTGGTCGACCTTCCGGCAGGCGAACGTGCGCAGCACCTCGAGGTCGAGCTGAGCGGTGCGAACCACCTCCATCGGCACGACCGCGAGCGACAGACCCTCCGGAATCTCTTGCAGCGCAGACGCGCCGGCCGGCCCAGAGCCACGCCACCGCTCGTTGCCATCGATTGGATCGTAGATCACCCAGAATTCAGCCATGATCCGCGCTCCTCAGCAAACGGCCCGAGTCACGACGACGTCGGTCTGCGGGAATTGGTACCGGCCGAGATCCGCACCATCGAAGACCTCGACGACGCGGACCTCGCGCCCGTGACGGCGCAGGCGCCGGGCTTCGTTGTGCGCGTCGATCTCGGCGATGCGCATGCGGCCGCGATCGACGCGCGAGCTGCTGCATAGGCCGCGGTGATCGATCACCACGGTGACGGGACGCTGGTCGGCCTGCGCATGCGCGGCAGACGCAAGAACGGGCGCGGCGAGCGCCGCGGCAAGCAGGATCAGCTTCATGGGGAACTCCGAGGGGCAGGATCGCCCAGCGTCGGCGCGGCGCGCCGCTACTTCTTGAACTCCTCGACCACCATCACAAGGGCGATCTCGGGATTGTCATAGTCGTTGTTCGGCTTTGGCGACTTCGCGCGAGCCTGGATGGTGTAGGTCGGCGTGCCGGAGACGCCGTCGAGCAGCTGGAAGAAGCTAAACGACTGGTTGTTGCCCAGCACGTTCGAGACCTTGGTCCAGTCGAGCACGATCCCCGTGTTGTCGAGGATCCGCACCTCCATGTAGTTGCCCGCCGGTAGACCGGGCAAACGGGCGACGCCTGCGATGCTGAGGCGAACCGTGCTGCTGCTGCTCGAGATCGGCACCGTCAGCGCGGCGAGGTTCACCGACCCGCCGCTCGTCGGCACGTTGCCCGATGAGCCGGCCACCTTGAAGAAGGCCGACACAGCGTTGTTGGCGATCTTGCGGGTGAAGATGGTGCCGTCGACGACCAGGTCGCCGCTGATGGACACGTCGCCGATGATGTCGACGCCGGCGCCGGCGTTTGAATCCGCGTAGAGGGTCAGCTGCGCGCGATTGTTGCCGGCGACCGCCTTCTGCTGGAGAAAGGCGCGACTGCGACCGTAGGCGTCGCTCGCCACCGAGGTGGTGACGGTCAGCTCACCCCGCGCCTGGTCGTATTCGGTGCGGAGCTGGCTGACCGTTTGCGCGACCGCACCGGCCTTCGCGTCGGCGATCGCCGCCGAGCGGTCCTCAATTCGGGCGTTGATCGTGCGTTGCAGGCCACTGTCGGCGGCGAAGTTGACTTGCGCCTCAAGCGTGTCGACCCGCTGAGCCGCCGCAAAGCGGTTCGGGAGATCGGAGAGCGTGTCCTCGGTCGTCTTGATCCGCGCGACTGCGGCCGGGAGATCGGTGAGCCGCGCCTTGCGGTTCGCGATCTCCTCCGCCGAGGCGCGGCGCACGCCGGCCATGTGCCAGCGCAGCGTCTTCGGCTGCGGCTCCGGCCTGAACCCTGACCAAGCCGTCATGGGATGAAAGCGGAGCGCCGAGATCTGCTGCTCGATCTGCATCATGACCGAGAAGCGATATCGGCGGCCGGGCACGCCAAGCTCCGGGATCGCACCGGTGCTGTCGGGCATCGAGAAGAACTCGACGCCGTTCGAGTAACGAATGCTCCCGTTGCTGTCGTACCCGGCGAGGTAGACGCCGGCGCCGAGGAAGGTGCCGTCGACCAGGGTCACGTCGATCTCGATGACGAACCAGCCCGGCCCGGTGAACATGCCGGGATCGACCCCGTACCCCTCATCGCCGTGATAGAAGCCGCTCACCGCGTGGAAGAGGTTGCCGGCGCCGCCGGGCCATGCGGCCTCCATGGCGTAGCGGCCGACGATCCCGTCCCGCCGCACCACGGTGCCTGCGGTCTGCGCAGCGAGCCCCCACCCGTTCGGGATCAAGCCCCGGTTAGCGGGCCAGTCGGAGAAGGTGGCCTGCTGGTTGAGGAATTGCGGCGCGGCGCGCATGTTCGCCTCGACCACCGCCGTGCGGCTGGCGAGCGCCACGTCCGCGGCCGTGAAGGCGGTGGTGACCTCCTGCGCCTTCGCGTCGATTGCGGTGCCGAAGCTGGCTTGCACCGTGTCGATCCGCTGCCCGATCGCGTCATCTCGCGAGATGGCCGCCTGCTCGACGCGCGAGACCTCGGCACGCGCCACCGTGTCGACACCCTCGCTGCCCCCGCCGCCCTCGGCGATGAGCTGGTCGACCCGGCTGTTGACCGTGTCCGCGTTCGTGAAGGCCGCATCTGCGCGATCCTTCGCCGCCTGAATGCGGGTGCTGGCGTCGGCAACAGCGCCGTCGATCTTGATCAGCTCTGCGTCGATCTCCTCACGACGTTTCTTGGCCGCGTCGATCTCTGCGATCACCTCCTCAACCGGCCGATCGCCGATGTTGGTTCCCGGCGGGGCGCCGACAGTCGCGTTGTCCTGCGGCTTCGTACCTCCCGAAACATTATCCCAGGGCAAGGTGACGGTACCCACCACGACATTCGGGATGATCAGCCGGTCCGACACCGCGCCGCGGATGCGATAACGAATGCCCACGTCGTAGGCAGTGTCGGTGGTGACGCTGGTGATCTCCTTGCGAAGCACAGAGGAAGGCTCGATGCTCGCACCGGTCCAACCAACGTCGGGAGCCGCGCCAGTGATGTAGGGCCGATAGTCGAAGACGACCTCGTCGGCCGCCAGCTTATCGACGTTGCTGGTGACGATGATCGCCGGCGTGGCGACGCCATTGGCTTGCAGCGTACCGCCGACGGCCGACCAGTCGCCAGCATCCGGCGCGGAGCGATCGATGCCCGGCGACGAGAGATCGGGCGTGGGAGGCGGCGTCGTCGTCTTGCCCAGCGCGAAGTCGTGCTTGGCCTTCGTCTCGGTGCGGCAGGTGAGCGTGGCCCCCATCGCACCGCCGTCGATCTCGCGCTGGCGCACCACGACCTCGCGCCCGATCATGTTCGCCTCGGGCACCTGGAGCGTGATGCAGTCGCCGGGGCGATAGCCGAGCGCATAGACCTTGGCCGGCACGACGATCCCGTCGAGCTCGCGCGCGTTGAGCATCTCGTAGAGGGCGATCTGCGCGCCCTGCTTGGCGTTCTGGATGAGCGGGTAGACGACCTCCTTGGGCCGGCTGCCGCCGTCGATCGCGACGTAATCAGGCACGACGACAGGATCGAGCGGCACCATCTCCCAGCCGTGGCTTTCGAGACGCACGCTCGGGATGATGGTGTTACGCCGCAACCGCCGCGACACCGTTGCCGGCACGTCCAGGTCGCCCGTGACGTCGTTGGAGCGGATCGTGCCGATCGACACACGCGGCGCCGAGAAGGCGACGGAGAGCTGAGCACCGATGGGCAGCGGCTCGGCCGAGCCCGCCTGGCAGATCATCTTAAGCACGTCCCAGGCGTTGTCGGTGGTCGAATAGACCACGCCGCCGACGGTCCAGCCGTTGGCGTCGCAGACGTTCGACCACTCGACAAATGGCGCGAGATCCAGCCCGCTGGCCGGCAGCCCGCCGCCGGCCATCAGCACGCCGTTCTGATAGTGACCGTAGGCCCAGGTGATCGCGTGCGGTCCCGGGTTGGTCGAATAGACGTAGGTGTCGGGCTGACCGAGCCGGCACGTACCCATGCCGCCGGGATAGGTGCTGTCCTTGCGGGGATCGTAGACGAGCACGCCCTCCACCACGCGCCCGCGATCGGGCACGCCGTTGGGGAACTTCTCGCCCTTGGTGTCGAAGTCGAGCGTCCAGATGTCCGCGGCGAGGCCCGACAGCTTGGAGGCGCCGTTCCAGCCCGGGAAGGCACCGAACGGCCCGGCAAGTGCAGTCGGCTCCGGGCACGCCCCCTTTTGAGTGGCAAGCCACATATTGCCCGCGAACGTACCCACCGCGGCACCGCTCGAGTTGAAGGTGACCGGCGCCTTGTCGATGAGCAGTGGACCGATGGAATGGACTAAGCCGAGCGACAGGATGGTGACCCAGCTCTCCGCCTGGTTCTTCGCCTTGCTGCCTGGGCGATTGTAATACTGGCGATGCACGACGTTGCCGCCGGTGTAGCTTCGCCCGATCACGACCGGTATGCCGGCCTCCTTGTCGATCTTGAACTTCGTCGCATTGCCGCCGAGCGTACCCTTCGGTGCCGCCGCCATCGCGGCGATCGAAAGGACGCCGGCGGCCGCCGACAAGCCGGCGCCGATCGCGGTGAGCGTCGCCGCGGACGCGCCGATCGTGCCGGCCGCGAGCAGACCGGCGCCGACGGCCGCGCCGACGCCGGTCGCGATGAGAGCGGCGGCCCCCACCACGAAGGCCGCGGTGCGCAGTGCTTTCATGTGCCGTTCCTCAGGCTTTGATCGGGATCCGCCAGGCGGCGACATATTCGACCGGCTGGATGACGGCGGCGCCGACGGCGTCCTCGACGAAGCCGCAGGCGCGGCCATTGTTGAGCACCACCGCGAGGCAGCCGATCGGCGACTCCGCCGGCAGCGCGAGCACGTCGCCGGGCAGCGCGGCCGCGGGCGCGATGCGCTCGAAGCCCATGCCGTCCATTGCGGCAGGCAGGTCGGCGTAGCCGCGCGCGGCGAGCGCCTTCACCGCGCCCTTCAGCGAGGCGTAGCTCCCTGACGTCGGCAGCCTCACCTGGTGCCCCATGCGGCGCAGGTGCCCCGCAACCATGCGAGCGCAGTCGTTGCGGCCCAGGCGAAAGGGCTTGTCCCGGGCGCCGTTGAGCGTCGCCTGGGCTGCGGCCACACGCCGCACCAGCTCGGTCATCGCTAATACCTCGAGTAGGCGGGCGAGCCACCGCCACCGCCGGTGCCGTAGGTGATCCCGGAGGGGATCTTCTCCACGCCCCAGTAGGAGGTCTTCTCGATCCCGGTCATGTTGGCGAGCCCGGTCTCGCCCGGCCACACCAGCTTGTGGAAGGCGTCGGACAGGCGGGCACCTGTCTCGGTGTCGTGGAAGCGCTCGAGCGCGGAAACGCACCGCCACTCGACCGTGCGGGTGCTCTTGCCGACGCGGAGACGCGCGACGTCCAGCTCGCCGGCGAACACCTGCAGCGGATCCGGGATCAGCTGCCCGGTCGCGCGGTCGACCAAGCCAAGGTAGCCGTTGACCCGACTGCCCTGGACGTTGGCCTCGGTGAGGTCCTCCACCGCGCTCTCGCCCGGCGGAGCGAAGGTCAACGACCAGTCGGGTGCCTCGTCAGCGACGCCGTCGCGGATGTTGCTTGCCGAGACGAGCACGCCGAAGCGCGGATCCTTGCCGACGAACTTTCGGTTGCCCCACAGCAGCTCGCCAGCGCCGACCAGGTGGAACAGCGAATAGCCGGGGAGGAACACCTCCACCATCGGGGCGATAGGATCGCGGCCGGCGCGCAGGCGCGCTGCAACTTCAGCTGTCAGCCGGAAACTCATGCGCGCTCCGCGATGATGAAGGAGAGCGGATCGACCCGGCTCGAGACCCACTGCGCGCCAGCGAAGCCGCTCAGCTTGCCCTCGATCTTGGGATCCGCGATCTCGACGGCGTCGCCATCGACAGTCAGGAAGCGCAGCATCGGCCAGATCGGCAGGGCCGCGGTGCCTGAGCTGCTGACGTTCGCCGGGCCGGCGGTCATGTGGATGTAGCGCCGGCCGCCGCGGATGATCGAGAGATAGATCCCGCGCGGGAACACCCCGGGCATTGCCATGCCGCGCAGGAAAAGCGTGGTACCGCCCCGATTGGAACCGTCGACTACGGCGTTGCCGGCGAGCGCGATCGCCGGACGGTTCGGCTGGTCGATGCTGATCAGGCCGTCGTCGGTCAGGCCCTGCGTCAACGCGGCGACCAGGTCGCGCCCAGCCTGGTCCTGCCGCAAGAGCGCGGTGCGAACGTCGGCTGCCCAGCGATCGCCCATGCGCGGGATTGGCAGGCTCTCGCCGCCGAAGGCGCCTTCCTGCTCACCGCTGAACAGCACCGGGCGTAGGGTCAGGCCGGCGATGCGCTGGCGCGGAATGACGACGCTCACCAGCGGCGGCCCAGGCTGCGCGACGACGTAGCAATGTTACTCGCCTCCGCCATCGCCGATCCCGCGACCGCGCCGCGTACCGCGCTCGCGTCGCCGATCGCGTTCATCTCGGCGAGCAGCTGCTCGGTCACGACGGCGCCGCGCAGGTCGAAGTGGAAGGATGCGCCGCCGCGGCGATCGTCGTTTGCAGCGCGCCGCGTCTCGCCGGCCGGCGACACGCGCGTGCCGCGCGGCAGCCAGGCGCGCTCGGGACCATGCTCGCCGAGCAGCGCCGCGCCGCCTTGCCAATATTCGGTGCCCGACGCGAGCTTCGGGATGCTGGCGAAGACCGGTCCCAGGCTCGACTGGGTGCTCGCCGCGGTGATGCCAGGCGTGATCGAGGCCGCGCCGCCGCCCCTGCCACCGATCAGGCCAAGGATCCCGCCGAGGATCCCGCCGGCGCCACTGCCGTCCTTGCCCGCAGTCCACTTCGCGAGCAGCTCGGCGAGCGTGCGCATGCCCATGTCGCGGAACAGGTCCCAGATAGTGCCGGTGCCGTTGGTGAAGACGGACTGGTAGAAGCTGGCGAGCGACTGGATCCGCTGCTTGCCCAGCTCGAGCCGGCGCTGCTCGATCTCGCGCTCGGCATTGTCGTTGGCTGCGATCTCCTGGCCGGTGGCGATGCGCGGGCTCAGCGGCTCGCGATCGAAGCCGAGGATCTGCGCGGCCTTGTTGTTGAAGTCGTCGGAGCGCGCCTTCATGACGCCGAGCACGTCGACGTCGCGGGCGCCGGCCGAGATCTTCGTCAGCAGCTCCAGCTCCTCGCGGGTGCGCTTGGCCGCATCGTTGAACTCGTCGAGCGACAGCTTTCCCTTGGTCCAGGCGACGTGGAAGTGATCGCTGTGTCCGCGATCGCCCGGCCCGAGCAGCTCGACGATATCGATCCCGCGGCTCTCGAAGATCTGCCGCACGTCCGCCTTGGTCATCGACGCCATGCCGCCGGCGGGCACGAAGTCGACCGCCTGGTTCTTGTAGTGGTAGCTGTTCTTGACGTGCTTGCCGCCGGTCGTGCTGGTGACGTGGACGCCCGGCAGCGCCTCGCGCAGCATCTTCGCGACCGTGTTGCTGGTGACCGTCTCGGTGTCCGCGCGCGCGCGACCGAGCGCACGCTCCGCGGCCTCCGCCTTCTTGATTCGCTCCAGCTCCTCGTCGCGGGTGGCCAGGAGCTGCCGCTGCCGGGCGACCAGGCGCCCGCCGGTAAGCGTCTCCATCGCTTTCTCGAGATCCCGCTGATAGGCCGCCTCGGCGCGCCCCTGCGGCGTGGCGCTCGCGTCGACCTTCATGCCGACCAGGCGGTTGAAGCCGAGCTGAAAGCCTTTCTCGAGGCGCTCGATCTCGGAGGCGTTCGTCTTGAGCGCGGCGGTCAGCTCGTCGATCTTGCCCTGCTGCATCTGCGCGGTCACGCCGGCGACGCCGCTCATCAGCCCGGGCGCGGTACCGCCGGCGTTGGCCTGCGTGGTTTGCGCGGCGGCCAGGCGCGCGCGCGCCGCGGTCAGCTCGGCCTCGGTGCGCTTGCGCGTCGCCATGGTGGCGTCCAGCTCGAGCTTGATGCTGGCGACGTCGATCGCCTGCTTGCGCTCGGCAGTCTGCAGCGCCTTGCCCTGCGCGTCGGCGAGGTCGAGGATGGCCTTGCGGTGCTCCTGCGCCGCCTCCTTCGCCTTCTTCGACGCCTCACTCTCCTCCCACAGCTTGGAGACGAATGGACCGAGCACTATGGCGGCGACCTGGATGGCGACGCCCCATGGCCCCATCATGAAGCGCGCGAAGTTGCCGACGGCGCCCTGCGCATACTGGAGCTGGCCGACGAGCTGTCCGCCCTGCACCACGAAGGCGTTGATGGCGTTGCCACCCATGCTGACCTGGGTGAAGAAGTCCTGGATCTGTGGCGCCGCGGCGGCGAACGACGAGCCCGCCTTCTTGCCGGCCTTGCTACCGGCGTCGCCGATGCCGTTGAGCCCCTGATGTGCGCGCCAGGCCGCCTTCGCGTAATCGTCGAGGGACAGCACGCCGGCGGACATGAGCGTGCGCGCCTCGCGGATCTCGGCATCGAAGCGCTTCTGCGCCGCGTAGAGCGGGTCGATCGCGACGCGCAGCGCCTCGGCGCGGCGCTCCATCTTGTCGAACGCGGCGGTGAAGACGGCGGCGCTCGCCTCGGCTTCCTTGCCGACGGTGTCGCGGATGCCGACGTTCATGTCGAGCTTGCTCGGGTTCAGGCCCGGCATCAGCGTCTCGAGCCTGCGCAGCGACTGCTGGTACTTCGCCGCCTTGGCCTCGGCGGTGTCGAACGCCGCCTCCATGTCGCGGCCGGCGCGCTGGGTGACCTTCGCCACCCGGTCCATCTCGGTGTTGCCGGTGCGCCCGATCTCCTTGAGATCCGCGACCACCTGGTCCTTACCCTGAGTGCCGAGACGGATGCCGACGCTACGCATGATCGTCGCCCTCCGGCTCGGTGCCCGGCTCCTCGCCGGTCAGGTTGTCGATGATGATCGGCTCGACGCGCGGCAGCACGTCGGCGAGCAGCTGCAGGTCGGCGCCGAGGTTGCGCCCGAAGGTCATGATCGCGCCGAAGTCGAGCCCGATCGGCGTGCCGGTGCCCGCGGTGCGGATCTGCCGGTCACACGAGGTCAGGACGCGCCAGACGTCCTCTTCCGCTTCGCTCTGGGGCTCGTCGACGACGTAGGCGCACGGCGCGCAGCGGCGCCCCTGGGCGGCCTCGCATGAGAGGTGGCAGAATCGCTGCCCCGCGTCGCCGCCTCCCCAATGCCACTCGGCGAGGCGGCTGAGCCGTTTCCCGGCTCGGCCCGCTGTCGCTCGCGCATGACGAACGGGGTGATGTACGCCTCCTCGAAGGCGTCGACCGCGATCGGATCGGAGAGCACCAGCGCCAGGTTCTCGGGCGAGAAGGGCAGCAGGTCGAAGACGGGATCGCCCTCGATCAGCAGCGGCTCGCCGGCGTCGTCGACCGCAGCGACGAAGACGTCGCGCCAGTCCTTCACGCCCTCCATGATCAGAGCGCGGGTCATGGCGTCGCCCATCTCCTCGATCATGTCGATCGCGGACATGGGCTCGGCACCTTCGAGCGTCTCGGCCAGCTCGGCCTGCGACGCCTCGCGCGCGGCGCGGCGCGCGCGGATCAGCATGGTGCGCGTGATCGGCTCGAAGAATACCTCGGCGCCCATGACAGGCGTCCAGACGGGCGCCGGCGCGGCTCGGTTCGCGATCAGCATCAGGCGTAGCTCGCCACGTCGTTCTTGAGCGTCACGACGACCGTGTTGCTCGCGCCCGGCTTGGAGCTCTGCCAGTTGTAGGACGCCTGGATGGCGCCCGGCCCCTGGATCGGGTTCTTCGCGCGCGGCAGGAACACGCGGCCGACGGTGAAGAGCAGCTCGTGATTGCCGACCTTCCAGCCGAAGACCAGCTCGATCGGCGTGGGCGGGCTCGAGGTCGCCGCGTTGAGGAGCGTGCGATCCTTGAACTTGATCGTGACCGAGCCCGTCATGGTGGCCATGGCGGGGTCGCTGTCCTCGATCCGGCCGTCGGGCTGGATGGTCTCGACCTTCTCGAGGTTGTTCGAGAAGGTGAAGTCGGCGCTGACGACCGCGCCCAGGACCGCGCCATCCTTGCGGATGTAGCCGGTCGCCTGCGGGAAGCGGGTGGTGGCCAGCTCCTCCGGGTTGGCCGCGCCGACGGTCAGGTTGGTCGGGTCGGTCTCGCCGATGCAGATGAGGCTGCACGTCGCGTTGAGCAGGCCGCCACGTGCCATGGAGATCCGCAGCTGGTTGCCGCGCGCGCCGCGATGCACCGAAAAGTTGGGCACCTCGGGCGAGCCGATCTCGATCGACATCGAGGGCAGCGTCTGTGCGCCCGAGCGGAAGACGTGGGTGAACACGTCCGCGCCGTTGAGCTGGACGGGACCGGCGGTGGTGGGATCGCCGAAGAACAGCTTGAGGAAGCGCGCAAAGTTGCGCACGTCGACCGGCACGACGATGTCGCCGTCGTTGGTCGCGACGTCCGGCGTCGGGTCCGAGGCCTCGCGGCCCTGACCGAGCAGATCGCTCTCGATGAGGCCGCGCTCTTCGCCCAGGCCATGCGACACGAAGGGCACGCGGAACCAGTCGGCGTCAGCGGCCGGCACGATGCCGGCCGTCGCCTCGAAAGCGCCGACGGCGCGCGCGTTTGCCCCGCGCGCGCGGGTGGTCGGGGTAAGAGCCATGCGGCGTCTCCTTGGGATCAGGTCAGGGGGGAAGAAGTGGCGTAGATCGCGACCAGGCTGAGCCCGGCGCCGCGCACGCCCGCTGCGTTCTCCGCGCGGACGTTCTGGGTGGCAGGCGCTTCGGCCTCGAGCCACTCGCACAGCCCGCCGAGCTGCCGATCGGAGTCGATCGCGCCGTCCAGCGCCTCGAGCGCGGCGTCGAGCGTGTCCTCGTCGGACATGAGGATCTCGAGCGGGATCCGGTGCGTCCAGTTGTAGGTAAGCGGGCTCAGGTCGATCGAGGGCTCACCCGGGTCGCCGGCGCGGACGATCGCGCGGCCGCCAGCACGAACGCGCGTAGGCAGGTCCTCCCGCTCGTCTAGCCCCACGACCTCGGCTGCGGGCAGCGCCGTCGCCACGAGCGCGATAACGGCGCGCAGCACCTCGAGGCGGCGGCTCATGCTTGCGGCAGCCTGGCGTCAAGCGCCTGCTCGAAGCGCGCTACCCAGCGGCCGGCGCTGGCATCCAGGTCGAAGAGCTTCGGCATGGTAACGCTCCGGGTGAGCACGAACATGAGGGTGAGCTTCGGCTCGCGACCCGCGGCGACCCGCCGGCGCGTCGCGGCGCGCACGTTGCTGCCGCCGCGGCGCGCGCGGCCGGCGACCAGATCCATGAAGGCGAGCAGACGCCCGGCACGGCCGCGGCGCATGACAAAGTCGGTGTTGAACCGGCTTTCGCACTCCTCCGGCGTGATCGCGCCCGAAGCGAGGCGCTGGGGGCGCTGACCGTTGCCGCGGATCCGTCCGCTCCTCGTCCGCGCCCGGGGCACGTTCGCGGTGGGGATCCAGAGGAACTGCGCGCCGCCTATCGGCCGGATGGTGGCGCCGCGGGTGAAGGCGTCCATGATGTCGGGCGCGCGCGACCAGACCAACCCGGCGGGATTGATGCTGTTCTTCTCGCCGTCGGGATAGGCCCGCGCGGTCCAGGTGTCCGGCATGCGATCGCCGAGACCAACCGAGCGGGTCTGGTCGCGCAGCTCGTCGCGCGTGCTGAGCGCGGTCACGAACATCGCCTCGGTCGCCGCTCGCGCGATATCGCCCTCGATCCCGTCGACCAGCTTCATGAAGTCGTCGAACGAGGCGGAGAGCATCAGATCTCAGAGCCCCCGATTTTCCAGCTCAGCCCTTCAAGGTCGAGCATCGCGTCGCCGAGCAGCCGGAACGACGTGCCTGCGATGATCAGCGTATCGCCGTGCCGCGGCTCGGCGACGTCGGCGCGTTGAATCTCGAAAACGTTGGTGCCCTCGATCGTGCGCGTCTCTGCGAGGTTGGCTTCGCTGTCCGGCTGGCCGCGAATGACGCGGATCGAGCCCGGCAGCGGCGCCGCGGCACCGCGCGGCTGGTACTGCGCCTCGACCGATCCCGGCCCCCGATAGAACACGCCCAGGGAGGCCGAGAACGGATCGAACATCACGCGGCGTCGCGGTGCGCGCGGATCTTGGCGGCGACGTCGGCCTTGGAGCGCGCATCACCGATATCGACGCCCTCGGCCGCGGCGACCTTCTTCAGATCGTCGAGTTTCAGACCGTCGAGATCGTCGCTGTCGTTGGCATCCGCGTCTTCCTCGTCATCGGCCAGCTCCTCGGCGAGGTCGGCCGCGACCATGTCGGCGGCGCGCGGTGCCGTCATCTCGAGCTTCTCGTCGCCGACCCGGACCACGGTGTCGACGGGAACGAAGCCGCCGCCATTGAGGTAGGCGGCGGTCAGGAGGAGGATCTTCATTGTGGTAGGTTCCTCGCTGTCGGCCGCCGGATGGCGCACCGATGCAGATGTGGGGGCGGCTTAGAAGCTGCCGTTGAGGCGGACGTTCGCCGTGGTGGCGCCCGCGGCGCGCGCGGCGGTGAACACGCCGATCAGCGTGTTGCCGGCCGCCGTGGCGGTCACGACCTTGGCCGTGTTGTCCCAATAGGCGCGCGCGCCTTCGGCGGCCGCGCCGGCGTCCTTTGCCAGGTCGTAGCAGCCGACCAGCTCGAACACGCCGCGGGCGCCGATCGCGAGGGCCGACTTGGCGACACCGAAGGTGGCGCCGATGAGCGCGCCGGCGCCGGCGGCGACGGCATAGGGCGCGGTGAGGGTGAGCGAGTCACCCTTGGCGGTGAAATTACGCATCGTGGGGATCTCCCGAAACGGCGCGGGCGGCTCGAGGCCGCCCGCGTCACGTCATGGCTGTTGGGGAAGGAGCGACTTAGTTGGCCGCGCCCGGGTTCTTGTAGAGGCCGCGGTGGTCGATCGCCTTGGCGCCGAACACGAGCCGGCCTTTGATGTCGATCCCGTCGACCTCGAAGCCCTGGCGCTCCTCGGTCTGCAGCCCCTCGTAGCCGGCGAGATACGCATATTCGATCGTGTCGATCGGCTGCGCGTTCGGGTCGGCGGCGAGGAAGAAGCTGTAGTCGAGGATCCGCGGCTCGACCTGCGGCTGCAGCGCCCGGTTGTAGTCCGGGTTGATGTCGCCGTTGATCGTCGCCTGGTAGTTGGCCGAGGTGAACTGGTTGGCCTGCTGCTCGCGCAGCGGACCCACCACCAGGTGCGCCGGGGTTGCCGAGGTGAAGCGGCCCTTGGGTGCGCGTTGGGTGCGCATCGCGGTGCGGCCCGCCTGCAGCGAGTCGATCGAGATGTTGGAACCCGCCGCGGCCAGGTTGCCGTGGCTGGCGTGGAACAGCGGCACACCGTCCGCCATGAGCGGGTTGCTCAGCAGGATCGCGTAAACGACGTCGCCTTCGACCTGCGCGGCCTCCTGGCCCATCGCCTGCGGGATGCGATCGAACGCACCGAGATCATCGTTGATGATCGTCTCCCAGGTCAGCGAAATGATCTGGCCCCACTTGCCGACGGTGTACTGTTCGGCCGAATCGCCGACCGTCGCGTACTGGTACTCGGCGCCCTCAGCGACCTGCTGCATCGCCGAGATGTCGGAGAGTGCGACACGGCTGACGGGCCGGAAGTCGGGCACCGAGACCTGGCGCGAGAAGGGACGGAAGGTCCGCGGCGCCAGCTCGTAGCCGCGACGCAGCGTCCGCGTCACCGTGTTGGCGAGCACCGCCGGGAAGTCGCCGGTGGCGTGCTGGCCGGCGTTGCGCGGCTGGCGGTAGCGGAACACCGCCATGGCGACCTCGGGATCGCTCATGTTGCGGGTGCTGACGCCGGTCGAGTCGAGGAAGTCGCGAGCGAGCACGATCAGGCGGCGGCCGGCGAAGCCGCGCGCGTCGGCAGTCAGCTCGTTGCGCGGGTTGGCGCGGTGCGCGATCGCCAGGCTCATCGCGTCGGCGCGCGCCTGGAACTGCGCGGCGGGGATCGTCGCGGGCGAATAGTTGGTGATGACCGGGGCGGTCGCGGCGATCTGGTCGATGATGCGGGTACGGGCGTCGGTGATCGACACGCCCTCGTTGACCAGGGTGTCAGCGAAGGCGCCGTCGAGGCGGGCCCGGCTCACCTCGTTGCGGATGGTCGATGCTCGCGCACGCTCCGCGACGATCGCCTGCTGAGCAGCAGCGCTCGCGGCGTCGGCGATGTTGGTTGGCTGGGACGGGTTCTCGATGGTGGTGGGGGTGTTCTCGGTCGACGCCGTGGTCGCCGTTGCTTCGTCGCCCATGATAGGCTCCTTCTGGTGTGAAACGGCGGCAGGCGCCGGGGTTCTCGCCGCATTTGCGATGAGGGGGTGAGGCGGCACGGCGCGGAAGCCAAACTTGCTCGGGTCGAGCATGTTGGTCGCGGTCGCGTTGCCGGAGATCTCGTCGATGAACTTCATGGCCAGCGCTTCCTGCGCGCTCATCCAGGTCTCGGCGTCGAGGAGCGGACTCAGCTCCTCCTCGCTCATGCCGGTGCGCGCCGCGTAGATCCCGACGAGCTGGCGTTGGAGGAAGTCGAGGCGGTCGGCGACCGTGCGCAGATCGTCGGCGTCGCCGTAGGTGCCGTCCGACGGCTTGTGGATCATCATCACCGCGTTCTCGGCCATGATGATGCGGTCGCCAGCCATCGCGATGACGCTTGCGATCGAGCCCGCGACGCCGTCGACGATCACAGTGACCTTGCGGGGCGACTGCTTGAGCGCGTTGTAGATTGCGAAGCCGTCGAAGAGCAGGCCGCCCAGCGAGTTGATGCGGACGGTGATATCGTCGGGCGCATGCTGGATGCGGTCGACCATCCACGCGGCCTCGAGACCGTCGCAGCTGTCACCGACGATCCCGTAGAGCAGGATTTCCATGAGGTCAGTCCTTTCGGGGCGGGGTGCCGGCGGACGGCTGGAGGGCATTGCCCACTTGCGTCACGCGGCGAGGATCGCAGTCGAAGGTGAGCGACGCGGCATCGACCTTTTCAGCCCAGCGCTTCCACCGGGCGAGCAGCGCGTCGGGATCCTCGCCGCGCTCGCGGATCGCGGTCTCGGGATCCATGAGGCCGGCGCGCACCATGTCGCGGATCGCCATGCCCTCGCTGGCAACGTCGAGCATCGCGCGCGCCGGCGGCGTCCACGCCACGGTGCAATCGTCGGTAATGTGGCCGGCGAGCTGAGCCGCACGCAGGAACCAGGCGCCGGCCGGCTCGCAGAATTGCGGGATCAGCATGTTCCACGTCCAGCTGTCCAGCTGGCGGTAATACTGGATCCGGCCGATGCGCCCCGACGAGAAGTTGACGGCCTCGAGGTCGCCGAAGACGTCATACGGCAGGTTCATGCCGGTGGCGAAGGTGCGCACCGAGATCTTGGTGAAGTCGGCATAGCCCTCCACGCCGGGAGGGTTCGCGAACTTGATGTCGGAGCCGTAGGGCAGATCCTCGATCAGGCCGGGCTCGATGAACTCGGCGCGATCGTGCTCCTCCTGCTCGTCGTCCAGCTCCTCGGCCGAGCCGATGCGGAAGACCGCCCAGCTCGAGGCGATCTTCTGGCGCAGCAGCTGCGCGTCCTGATAGTCGCGGAAATCCTGCATCGGCAGGATCACGGGCGCGAACCAGCTGGCGCCGTGCTGCTGGCCGGGCCGATCCTGCCGGAAGACGTGGATCACGTCGCGCGCCGGTACCGGCGTCGCCTGCAGGTTGCGCATGGCGATCGAGCCCGGATGCTGGGGGAAGAGCCAATAGGCCTCGCGAGTGCCGAGCTGGTCCAGCTGGATCCCCGACACGTAGGAGCCACGGTCGAAGACACCGTTGCGGGTAGCGTCGAGGTGATCGGGCTCGAGCAGCTGCAGCTGGAACGGCACCGGCAGGCCGTCACGCGCGAACCGCGCGCGGTACCGCGCCAGCACCGAGCCGCTCTCCACCACCGTGCGCGCCGCCTGCAGCTGGAGGCCGTAGAGGTTCTGGCGCCCGTCGGCGTCGCACGCGGTGCTCTCGAAGTGCGCCCGTGCGAGCGCGGTGAGCTCCTCGTCCGGCGCGCCGCCGCGCAGGACCTGGAACGTGATGCCCGTGCCGACCAGGTCGGTCGCGATCGCGGAGACGGCGCGCTCGGCATACGGATTGTTGCGCACCATGTCGCGCGCGGTCTGCGCGAGGACTTGGGCGGCGCCCTGCAGCTCGTAGTTGGCGTCCTTCGCGGTGCGGCGCCACCCTTGCGTCCGCCGCGAGCTGGTGGCGCCGTCATACTGCGCGCGGATCCCGCGCAGCGAGGCGCGCTGGGTCTGCGCCTTCTCCAGACGGACCATGGCTTCGGCGCGCTCGGCCGCATAGCGCGGCGCGATCGCGGCGATGGTGCGCTCGATCAGGCGCATCAGCAGCCGTTCCGCCACGCCGGCGCGCGGCGGCGACGTCGCCCGCTGCCCGGCGCCGACGCGATCGCGTCCATGATGCGCTGCTCGGCCGTCAGCATGGCTTCTGTCGACTGATAGGTGACCTCGCGGCCATCCGCGTAGCGCACGCGCATGACGCCGCTGGCGATCGCCGCGCGCAGCGTGTCGAGGTCGGTCTGCGAAAACGCCATCAGCGCCGCCCTCCGAAATGGCTGCCCCGGGGTTTCCCGGTCAGCGGGTTGATCTTGCGTGGCTTGGGTGAAGCCGGTGCGGGCTTCGTCAGCGGGCGAGAGGGTGGGACCTTTGAACCTGCTACCGGTTCGGACGGTGGCACTTCCGCGTTGATCGTCCGGATCTTGGTGCCGATCGCATTCGCCCATTTGGCGGCCGACCAGCGATCCAGCCCCAGCGCGTAGACGGCAGCGCGCGCGTAGACGCGGCAGTCGATCGCCTCGTTGCGCTCGCGGGTCTTCTGCCACTCCTGGCGGGTGAAGCCGGTGCGCTTGTTCTTCGTCGTGATGAGCTGCTCGGCGACGAGCTGCTGCAGCCACTCCGCGTCGACGCCCATCGGCAGGTGGATGTACCCAGGCGGATACGCTTCGCCGTCGAGCGGCTGCTCGAGCCGCAGCCACGCGTAGGTCTCCGACTTGAAGAGCGAAACCGCAATCGTCCAGAGCTGGACGCCCCGGGCGACCTTGGTGCCGCGCACCGTCACGTCGACCCAGGTGGGTCCCATCACCGGCACCGAGGCGTTGAAGCTGCCGGTGCCCTTGATCGCCATCACCTCGCGCGGGTGGCGCCGCGCCCAGGCATAGACGTGGGTGGTCGAGTGGCCGTCGCCGGTGTCGATCGCAAGCTTCGACATGCGAAGCCGGCGGCCGGACGGCGTCTCCCACTCCTCACCGAGGAAGGCGTCCATCTCCTTCCACACGTCAGGCTTCGACGGATCGCCGTGGAACACGCGGTGCTCGATGAGCACGCTGCGCATCCCCTCGCCCCAGCCCCACACGCTCGCCTCGACGCGGTCGCGCTGAACGTCCGAGCCGACGGTGATGCGGGCGACCCACTCCGGAGCTTCGCCCAAGGTCAGCTCCTGCGATCGGCGCTCGTAGAGCCGCTGCCAGTCGGGTGCTTCGCCCTTCTCGACCCAGGTCAGCCCGAGCGCGGTGTTGGTCCAGACCTTGTAGGTGTCCGGCGTCTTGCGCGCCTCGAGGAAGGCGGTGACTGTCGCCGACAGCTTCACCCAGGAGGAATAGGCCTCCCAGATGTGGAAGCCGGCGATCCCGGTGAACGGCGCGGTAGCGCGCCACTCGCCCTTGAGCACCGCGCCCCAGCGATCCGCGTCGTCCCAGATGCAGCCATGGTGCTCGCAGATGTAATGCGCGGTGTCAGGCCGGTGCGCCCCGGCCTTCGTCTTCTCCCACCGGACCTGCTCCCACTTGAGCACCTGGTGCTCGCCGCACTGGTGGCACGGCACGAAGAAGAAGCGCTTGTCCGACTCCTCGAACTTGGCCTCGATCCGGCTGGCGCCGGCGATCGTCGGCGTGGAGCCCGCCAGCTTGCGCCGGTTCCAGAAGTTGTTCGTCCGCTTGTACGCCAGCGTGAGCGGATCACCCTCGACGCCGGCCGACGCCGGGTAGCGGTCGACCTCGTCGGCCAGGATCACGCGCATCGGCCGCGAGGCGAGCGACGCCGGGCTGTTCGCGCCGACGATCACGAGCTGGCCGCCCGGGAAGCGCTTCTGCAGCAGCTTGTTGCCGCTGTCCCTGCTCTTGGCCTCCGCGATCTTGACCCGGAGCCGCGGTGAATCGCGCACCATCGGCGCCAGGCGGTCGGTCGACCAGCCCTCCGCCATCTCCAGCGTCGGCTGCATCACCATGATCGGTGATGGATCCTTGTCGATGAAATAGCCGGCGATGTTGTTGATGATCTCGGTCCACCCGACCTGGGCGGACTTCATCACCACGACTTCCTCGATCAGCGGATCGCTGACCGCGTCCATGATCCCGCGCTGGAACTCAGCTCGGCTCGTGTCCCACTGCCCGGGCTCGCTGCTTGCCTCGGGGCTTAGCTTGCGGTGCTTGTCCGCCCACTGGCTCACCGTCAGCCGCGGAGGCGGCGCGAACACCGGCCACCAGGCCGACGCCGCCTCCGCGATCTCCAGCGTCGCCACCAAGTGGCTCGCTATTGGGCTCGATCGGCTGGGCACCGACCGTCGTCCCGGAGAGCTCGGCGAGCGCTTCATGCACGAGCTCCGTCAGCTTCTCCTGGATCGCGATCGGCGACTTCATCGCCGCGATCGCCGGGGCGCATTTGCTCGGCAGCGCGAGCAGCTTGGCGCGCACGCGGGCGAAAGCGCCCTGCACCGCAAGGTTGACCTCGGCCCGGGGCAGCAGCTCGCGCCGCCGCTCCGCGTTCTTCATCGCTGCCTCGTCGGCCTTCTCGGCCGCGAGGCGCGCCTTGTGCTGGTCGAGCGTCTTGCCCTTGCCGGCGACCGCGTTGGCGCTGGTCCAGGCGGCGACGAACTCGCCGAGCGTGGCGCCGTCGCCGGGCAGCTCGCCCTTCGCGCGCAGATCCGAGATCCAGCGGCTGGACTTGCCGAACAGCGCCGCCACTTCACTCAGCGTCGGCCTGTAACCCGCCAAATCCATGGGTTTTCGCCCTCCATGATGATGAAGTGCGAGAATCGGCTGTAGCTAGCGCGATCGTGCGCCATCGCCCCCCGCATACCTCGGCCGCGCCGGAGGACCCTTCGGGTGGGGGGTACCCCCCCCCCGGGGGGGTGGGGGTCGGTCGACCCGGGAGCCGAGGGGCGCCCGAAGGCGCCGCCCGGCCGGCCCGCTCAGTCGAACTCTATGCCGAGGCCGTCCAGCTCGTGCTCGATGGCGTCGATGCGGCGTTGCAGCTCTGCCACGACCCAAGGCCGCACGGCCAGGAGCATGGCGTCATCCTGGTACTGGCCGTTGAGGGTGACGCCGAGAGCGCTGCCCTCCTTCACCGCGTCGCGACGGATGGCGAGCGAGCTGCGGTCGTCGACCAGGTGCTTCGCCCGGCCGACGTCGGCGAGCTTCACGCCGCTTTCCCCATGGTGCCTTCCTGGGCGGCGCGCTCGAGCACGAACTCCTCGCCGGGCATGGTGATGCCGAAGCCGAGGTCGCGCAGCTTGTCGCCATGCGGTCCCTTAAGCGCGGCGCGCACCGCGGTCTTGTCGACCGCCTCGGTGACCCGGACATAGTCCTTCGCCCAGCGATGCTTCTTGAGCGCGGCGACCGCCTCATCCTCGGTGCCGGGCACGATCACGCTGCTGCGGCCGGCCTTGCTGCCGACGAGGCAGCCGAGCAGCTCCATTGTCTTGCGCTTGGCGGGCAGCAGGCCGAAGCCCGTGCGGCGCCACCACGGCTCGATCTGCTCGCGCAGCCCGTCCCGCTCGGCGACCAGCGGCGCGATGATGGCGTCGGCGACGGCATTGGTGTCGGCGATCGCCTTGTCGCGCGCAGCCTCGGCCGTCTGGATCTCATAGCCGAGCTGGGCGAAGCGCTCGAAGAGCGGGCTGGCCTGCTCGAGCGAGCCGTTGATGCGCAGCTTTACGGTCATGCCGCGGCCGTCGGCGTCACGGCCGCGACGATCGGCGCGACGGCGATGCCGGCCGCGGCCGCGGGCGCCGCGAGCAGGGCACGCAGCGTGCCGAGCGTCACGCCGACGATCGCGGTGTCCGGATGGCCTGCGCTGAGGAGGTCGGAGAGCGTCTGTGGTGCGAGCTGCATTACCAGATCGCTCCTTCCTTGGTGATGCGCAGCGGCGGCCGCTGCGGGGTGGGCGAGCGGAGCACGGCGCGCATGTCGCGACAGAGGCGATCCAGCGCCTCTTCGACCTCGAGCACGTCGCCGGTGGATTGGGCCAGCCCCGCTCGGTGGACCAGCTCGTCGAAGCGCGGTGTGAAGCGTTCGAGCTGATGCACGTTCAAGCGGGGCTGGGGCGCCGCGCGCATCGCGCGGCGCAGCTGCTGACTCGGGTGACTTAGGCCCGACGAGGGGGGCGCGGAGAGAGCTGTGGTCATCGACGGCCTCCCCTCAGACCCGCGCAGGCCGAGCGCTCGCGGAGGTGAGCGACCGGGCCGCTGCGGGCGCAGCTATGGCGGGGTCGTTTGTGCCGGTTTCGTGACCGCTTTTCGCCGTGCCCTTGGGGGCAGTGCCCCTAAGGGCACCCCTTTCCCCACTGGTCGAGGCCAGCGACCAGGACGGCGCGCGCGCGGCGGTTCGACATGCGCCACCGCCGCGCCGACTCGGTCAGCGGCAGGTGATTGACGATGATGGCGAGCAGCATGGCGGTATGCGGCGCGCACGCGGCGCGCCAGGCGGTATAGCGCTGCTCGAGCAAGACCGCGCCGATCCGCTCGGCCGAAGCCGCGTTCGGGCCGCCGCCGGATCCGCGAGCGCCCCACTTCGCCGTGCGCACGGCGACGTCGGCCGAGATTTGCTCGTGCGCGGCGATGATGCGCTCGGCCGCGGCGAGCTGGTGATGGTCGATGGCGCCGGTGCGATGGAGGCGCGTGAGGGCGCCCTCCTGGCGCTGAGCCAAATCGAAGAAGTGGTGGGTCTCGGGCGTGCCCTGCCGGTGTCCGTACAGCTCGCGCAGCTGCACGCGCTCCTCGATGCCCGGCGCCAGCTCGATCGTGGGCGCCTTCGCCTTCTTCCGCTTGCTAGTCGGCTTGCGCCGCGGGCGCGGCGCGCCGAGCACCAGGTGTGCGATGCGCTGCTGCTCGCGCTCCGCCGAGCTGCTAGCCGCCGCCGTTGGCCGCGCGGCGATCGGAAGGTGTTGCATGAAGGTCCCCCGCTTCGAGCGCGGGTATATGCTCCAGGATCGCGATCAGCGGCAGGTGACCTTGGGGGCACGGCACCCCGGCCATGATGTCCTTGTCGACGACATAGCCTTCCCGGCGTAGCTCCTCGAGCACCAGCTCGCGGAAGAGGCCCGGAATGCTGATGCCGCGCTGCGCGCCGGGCACGCGCTCGATCATCTTGGCAACGGCAAGCTGGTGGACCAACGCCTTCGCCCGCGTCTTACTCACGCCAAGGGCGGCCATAATGTTGTTGATCGACGGGCTCTGGCCGGTGCGCGTGATGTACGCTCGGATGAAATTGTACGCCTCGTCCCGCCGGCTGAGGGGCTTTGCGCCATCGGTATTCACCGCGATTGAAACACCCATCTGGCCCCTCATCCCCGACCAGAGAACATAGCGCGATCATCGGTGAATTGCCATATACGCACGACGAAGCGACCAGTGAGGGGCGCTATTCGCGGTATCTTGGTGCTGGTACGCAACACCTATGGAAGGCGGGCTCATCCCCCACTGGAGCGAAGCGATCCGCGCGTGGGCAGCGGACACCGTCCTCGTCGAGGCCGTGTGGGCGTTCGGGTCACGCGTGAAGGGCGGGCATCGGCCCGACAGCGATCTCGACCTCGCGCTGATCATTGCCGGCGGCGACAACCAGGAGCGTACCGGCAATGCGATTTTTCTCGGGCCGAGATGGAGGGAGGAACTGCAGGCACTGCTGCCCGTCGTGCTCGACCTCCACTTTATGGAGCCCGATGATCAGGTCGTGCCGCCGGCGGTGCGCGATCACGGCTTCCTGATTTACAGTTCACCAGCATTGTCGTTGCGTAGCGCTCTAAGCGCCGCCACCTCAAGATAG